AGTCTTTCAATGACGCCGTGTCACCGATCGCGTTCCACTGCTGATACAGGCATTTTATCGGCGTCATGCGCGCCGCCCCGCGCCAGCTTTTCAGTGTCTGCCGGACATGCTCCGTCGCGGCGACAAAGGTTATCGTCATGGATATCACTGCCGTTCCGTCCTGCGCCGGTTCTGTTACGCTGAACCGCGCAGGCTCGAAGGCATTTCCGCCGAACGTCGCCGGGCGAAACAGGTTATTGACCACCCGGTAATAGCCGAAAGCCGGATGATAAAACTCCACCGTCTGTTTGATATCGCTGGCCGGCCGCCGCTCTTTCCACTCTCTCAATGTCGGCATCAGTCAGCCCTCGGCATAACTTCGGTGATCAGGTAATCCAGCCAGTTTCCGTAGCCAGGCTGGGCCTCAACAATCCAGTCATCGTAGTCCTCAGTAATGTCCTCGATACCGTTACTGATAACCGTTGCGGTCCAGGTGACAATGTTGCCGTTTTTGCTGGTCTGCACCGGCATATCGACGAAATGCAGCGTCTGCTGCTGAACGCCCTGTGTATCACCCAGGTCGATCGGCATCTGGAACCAGTTACGCCCGCGGTCGCAGTACGTCGGCGAGCGAAGCCACGACTTAAACCTCTCGGCCTGCGCGAGCGTGAAAATCCACTGCAGTGTCCATGTCGCTTTAAGGTCCGTAGTGATCGGCGTGATTATCAATGGACCGACTGCCGTCTGCGTCGTCTGCCAGGCTGTATCCTGCGTCATGTTCTGATCGGCGCGCTGGGGAAGCGGCAGGAACGGAGGGTATTGAACTGTTGCCACGTTTCCTCCGGGCATTAAAAAACCCGCCGGAGCGGGTTTGGCTTATTCTACAATCGATGGTTCTCTTGGTATGTCTTCAACGACAATTTCGAACTTAGTAATGTCGCCTGGTTGGAGCGTAACAATAAAATCCGTGTTAGCAGGAATGATCCCTTCCAGCGTCGACCCATTAGTCATTTCAATGCGAAACTTTAGTGGACGATTATTACGGAAGACAGTAGGAGTTCCATGTTCTAAATCCATACTAATACTCTCACCTGGGCCCGCACTCTTTACATCTGAATTCATCAAAACGCTCCATTTGCTTTACGTGATAACCCAAGAGTAGATTGTAGCGTGCTGATATAAGGACCATTACGTTCCGCATCAGAAATCAGGAATTCCAGCACATAATTGCCGTCATTCTGTGTGGCACCCATGTATTGCGGCTCAGCATTGGACGCTTGATTGTTGATAACCACCTGAACATTCAACCCGCCGCCCTGCATATCCTTATTGCTGATGACCTTCCCGTTATCGCCGGGGATCATGTACTGCTTGCCGGTGCTGGCCTGGTAAATCTCTGGTTTACCTTTCTCGCCGACCTGATACAGGCCGCCAGCTGATACCGGGCCGCCGTTGTAGCGAGCGCCGGCTGTTGAAAGGGCCTGCGCCATGCCAACTGTTGAAGCTATTCCTGCCTGAGCGGGGATAGCGTTAGCGCCAGCCGTGGCAAGGGAGGTCATTGCAGCAGCCGGAGCCATGGATGCGGCTATTAGTTGCCCTTGCGCAATAGCCATTCCAGAAGCGGCGGTCATTCCAGCCTGCCCCATAATTACAGACTTCAACCACTCAACTCCCATCTGGACAAAGGAGTTGATAACGCTGTTTAGGACAGTTGATCCGAGTGAGCTCATGGCTTCGCTGACAGACATACTGCCAGTGAGTATGCCAGTGAGGGCATTAGAGGCGTTTCCTGCAAATGAATCAAATGCCGCAGCAGCTACCTCATATCCTGCGTTTTGTTGCCTCCATATCTCCCACTGCGCCGCTATGCGCTGTTGTTCGTACTGAGTGTTAGCGGCATTCATCAGTTCAAGACCGCGCTGGGTTATCTGCCCCTTCTGCGTTTCGAACTGCTGGATGAGAGCCAACTCCTGAGCATGCTGATTAGCCAGCTGTTGGACAGGGTCAATCTGCCCCCGAGCTTCCTGCATGGGGCTTACAGTTTGCTGAGCGCGTATCTTAGCCAGATTAACCTGGTGCTGAGCCTCCAGTTGCTCACTGGTCTGATTGTACTGCTGCTGAGTGATTTTTTTGGCGGCCAGTGCAGTTTGCAGATCTTTAACATCCTGCTGGTAAGACGCATTCTCTCTGGCTTCAGGGAGCAGTTTTTCTGCCGCAGCCTGGGCTTTGAGGGCATTAGCCGTATCCCATATTTCTCCACGGTATTTACCGGCAAGAGCAATTTGCTCTTGGGTGGCTCCCTTACCTAGTGATTGCTGAGCCTGTAATACTGCCTGCTCCCGGCTTAACTCCTGCGTTGAGCCAGCAGCGAGCTCTGATTGCTGGCGCAGATTTTCAAGTTTTTGGTTTACCGATTCCTGCTGGTTAGCAAGTTTCTTAGCCTCAGATTCCGCTTCCTTGGTGGCCTTTTTGTTATTTTGCTGCGCTTGTTGAGCATCGAATTCAGCTGCTGCTCTGTCACGAGCAAGGTTAACATCCGCCTCTGATCCACCGAGTTTCCTAATGTCCTGCTCAGCCCTTAATTGCGCTCGCTTCCTGTCATTAAGCTCGCTCTGAAGTGTTACCTGATCCTGTAGCTTATCCAGATACTCCTGAACATCTTTCGGGCGTTCAACCATGAGGCTGCTGGAGTTGAATTTGTCTTTTGCCTTGGCCGCAAAATTAATCATATCTCCCAACTTGCTCATCATGCCGGCAGCAATTCCCGCTTCCTGCCCATCCCTGCGCAGCAAATCGATACCTTGCTTCATCGTTCCGTTTAGCGTAGCGCGGCCAATGTTAATGGCGTTTTGGGTCTGACTCAGTCTGTTCTGGGCCTTCTCCAGCTCAAGGGTAGCTATAGCAAGCTCATCCTGCGCTCCGCCAAGTGCCTCAGCAGCTTGCCGCCCTCTGGTTGTATTGGTTCCCCAGTTTGATATCTCTCTCTGTTGACGCTCAACAGCAGCACTGGCCGCATTAAATTCCTTCTGAGCATCAGCAACAGCGTCGCTAAGCTCTGGCAGGCTTTGGCTTAATTTGCCTATTGTTGCCGCAAGCTGTGTGTTGGACATGGTCTGGAATTTTGAACTTAGTTCATTAACTCCGTCCGCCAGATTATTCGCATCGTTGCGAGCTTCTTTTGCACGCTGAGAGAAGTAGAGAATTGCACTTGCAGCAAGCATCGCCGCACCTGCAGGACCACCAATTAACCCAAGTGCTCTGGTAGCCAGGCTTGCGCCAGATGAGAGAGCCATTTGAGCAGCCCTGTTTGCCGCCAGTGCTCGATTATAATTATCAACCGCACCGGCAGCCGCAACCCTGGCAACGGACAAGCGCTGTTCAGCTGCCGCAGCGTTGGTTTCGCTGATAGCAGTAAGGCGCATCATTTCTGCGAGCCTTATCTCATCTAAGGCCCGTTGTTTTGCGACCGCTGCAGCCCTGAGGTCTGCCGCTGCTTTATTCGCGGAAGCCTGAGCTGCTAATGATTCTTCTGCTGAAAGCGTGCGTGATGCGGCAGCTGCTTTGATTTTAGCCGCAGTAGCCATAGTTAAGGCGCCGACATAGCGACTCCCAAGAATAGCCGCGACGCCTGTCAGCAAAGCGCTCAGGCCGCCGATATTTTCACTGATAGTAACGACCGCATCACTGAAAATTGCCGCACCGGTTTTTACGGTAGAGTTTTCGCCGAAAAACTTAGTGATGTTATTGCCCGCAACCTGAAGAGCCTGGCTGATAGTCGTAGTGGTGTTGGCAAATTCAGCACCGATTACACTACCCTGGGAAAGCAGACCGTTAACCACAACATCTGTCGTTAGCTTGCCCTGTGCCGCCATGTTGCGCATCTGGCCGATGCTGACCCCCATAGAGTCAGCAAGGGCTACAATAAGGCGATTACCCTGCTCGTTAACAGAGTTGAATTCTTCGCCACGTAACGCGCCTGAAGCCAGTCCCTGCGAGAGCTGGATAATGGCATTTTCAGCTTCTTGCGCTGTTGCACCTGAGACGACAAATCCCTGGTTGATAATTGTGGTTAGCTTGGAAAGGTCGTCCGCACTTGTGCCGTACTGCCTTGTCGCTCTTTCCAGTCTCGCATACAGCGACGCTGTGGCATCTAAACTTCCTCTCGTTTGCTGTGTAATGTTGAATACGCGCTCCGTCACATCAGCCAGTTGCTCATTAGGCCGCAGTGAGTTAGCCAGCTTGTTATTTACAGTTGCCCATGCGTCAGCATATTCAGCCACCTGCTGGACAGAAAGAGCTGCGGTAAGTGCAATCGCAACACGTGACAAGCTCGACATCGAACGCTCTGTGGTATCAATGGAGCGTGATGTTTTATCAAATCCCCGTTCCATCAGATCAAGGCGCTGGTTTACGTGCTGCTGAGCGGTAAGTAGCCCGCGCACATCCATTTCAATGTCGTAATAAATACCGCCAGCGTTCTCAGCCATTTCCTTTTCTCCGGGCAATAAAAAACCCCGCCGAAGCGAGGTTTTGGGGTTGAGTTTTGTTATATTAGCCCAGCTTTTCTTCGGGCCTCTTCGAGATACTCATCATCTGTTTTTTCGGGACCGAGATCTAAAGGCTGCTGCCTTTGCCACTCTTTTAATTTGCCGCTAAGTGCATAAATGATTTTGTCGAAGTTTTTCTGATGCCTGTGTGCACCTGTCACGTTAACGCCTAACTTCAGGGCGGAGTCTATACCGACGACGCATGAGTTTTCGCCGACGGAATTCACCACAATAGACACATTTTCACCCCATGAGAAAAGTGAAATTCCAGCACTTACGGAAACTCGGCGAAGTGTGTCATCCTTCTGTTTAATCGTCATCCCGACTTCTGGAATAGCCTCTAAAAGTTTTTCAAAGGCAACGTCAGCCGGAAATGGAAAAATTTGCTGCGTAGATTGACTGGCAAAGCTCATATCCCTATCCCCATCAGTAAATGATGCGGCAATCGTAGCAGAGGGAGAGCGATACGACAAAACCCGCAGTTAAGCGGGTTTGGTTATCAAGGCGGATCTCTTAGCCGATCACAAACTCAGCCTTTGCGCCTCGAAACGAGATTGTTTTGTTCCCCGCCCGACGGCAAGCGTCAGCTATAGCCTTCATGCCGTACTCGACATTACCCAGATGTTTGCGCATCGCCACAATTTCAGCCTTCGGCGCTGATACACCAAAGCCTGCCTCTTCCAGAACGTTAATCAGGCGAATGGCCGCAGATGTCGAGTTGTCACCACAAAGCATCTCCATCGTCACGTCAAAAGACGGGGCGGTTAGAGACTTCCCAAATGACAGGTTGCCACTGCGAACCAACGGGTTGTTATCGATCCACCATTGAAGCGGAATGTTTACATCAAACTTAGGTGCTGGTAGCGTTTCCTGCTTGCCAAGGAATTCACCCTCAAG